GGGATAACCCATGAGCAACACGCTACTGACCCCCACCGCAGTGACCCGTGAGGCGCTGCGCATTCTCCACCAGAAGCTCAACTTCATCGGCAACGTCGTCCGCGATTACGACGACAGCTACGCCAAGTCGGGCGCCAAGATCGGTGACACGCTCAAGATCCGCCTGCCGAACCAGTACACGGTGCGCACCGGTGCGACCCTGTCGGCGCAGGACACCACCGAATCCTCGGTGAGCCTGCAGATCAACAACCAGATCGGCGTCGACCTGAACTTCACGTCGGTCGACCTGACCCTGTCGCTCGACGACTTCGGCACCCGCATCCTCGATCCGGCCATGTCGGTCCTGGCGGCCAACATCGAGTCAACGGTGTTGTCGAACGTCTACAAGGATGTCTTCGCCTCGGTCTGGAACAACGGCTCCGCAGCGACCTACAACAAGGCACTCGACACGCGCGTCAAGCTGCAGAACGCGCTGGCCCCGGTCAACGATCGCACGATGCTGCTCGACCCGACCGCCATGGCGGACGTCGTCAAGGACACCAAGACGCTGTTCAACGACCAGGCCTCGATCGCCAAGCAGTTCAAGGAAGGCGGTGTTGGCCGTGCCGCCGGCTACGACTGGTACGAGAACACGATGATGCCCTCGCACACCGTGGGCGACGCCGCCTCGTACGTCTGCAACACCTCGACCGGCATCACCTCGGGCTCGGCGACCATCACGGTCTCGGGCGGCACCGGCACGTTCAAGGCCGGCGACGTGATCACGATCGCGGGCGTGAACCGCGTGCATCCGGAGACGAAGGTCGACACCGGCGTGCTGCAGCAGTTCGTCGTCACGGCGGACGGCACCACGTCGCTGACGGTCTCGCCGACGCCGGTCACCTCGGGCGCGACGAAGAACGTAGTCATCAACTCGGCCGGCGCATCCAAGGCGGTGACCTCGGCTGGTGCGGCCTCGACCGCCACGCAGACGGGCCTGGCGTTCCAGAAGGGTGCGTTCGCCTTCGCCACCGCCGACCTGCTGTTGCCGAAGGGCGTGGACTTCGCCGCGCGCGAGGTCATGGACGGCATCTCCATGCGCATCATCCGCGACTACGACATCACGAACGACAAGTTCCCGTGCCGCCTCGACGTTCTGTACGGCTACAAGACGATTCGTCCGCAGCTCGCGTGCCGCTTCCACAACAACTGATCCATCGGCAGTGCCTAGCGTGGGCCCTTCGGGGCCCTCGCTCTTTTTCGGAGTCGCCATGACCCAGGTTTCGTCCATTGTCCGTCGCGCCCTGATCCTGCTCGGCGTGCAGGACGCCACCGAGGCGGTAAGCGCGCAGGAAATGCAGGACGGCATCGACGCGCTGAACGACATGGTTACGTTGTGGGAAGGCGACGGTATTTCGCTCGGGTGGACGAATGTCTCCGGGCCGACCGATACGCTTCCGGCGCCGCCGGAGGCCAATTTCCCGATCATTTTCAATCTCGCGGTTGCCTTGCGGCCGAACTACAAAGTCCCGCTTGAGGCTGACGTGATCCAGCAGGCAACGGACGGGCTCGCCTCACTGCGGGCGGCTGTCATCGCCAACACCTATTCCCGCATCAGCTACGCCGACCTGCCGATGGGCGAGGGCTGGTGTGGTGGCTACAACTTCAACAACGGCTGACCGATGACTGATCACGTCATCCAGGTCCGCTATACGAAGGACGCCGGCAACTGGACGGCGTTCCGCAACCTCAACGCCGGGCGCGTCGGCGCGTTCGGGCAGGAGCTCGTTACACGCCAGCTCGGGCAGGCGACCGCGCGCACTTGGGAGATTTGCGACACGTCACCGTTCGCTGCGGACCTGCTGTCGGCGGCGATCCAGGCCGACTATTCCGGCAACTGGTCCGACTTCCCGCTGCCCGATGGTGGCTACAGCGACCTCACGCGCGATTGGACGCTACAGGACGTTGAGAACTACATCCCGCTGCCGGCGCAGCAGTCGGGCACCCGCTCGCGCGTGCTGTACCGCACCGCACCCGGCCTCGACGTGTTCGCCAACATCGGCGCCGGCCCGCACCGCGGCGCCATCAATGCCGAGGGCTCGCTGTTCGTCGTCTCCGGCTCGTCGCTGTACGAAGTCGCGCCGGACGGCACGGCCACCAGCCGCGGTACGATTCCGGGCACCGGCCGCGTCTCGATGGCCTACAACCAGATCACCGGCGGCAACCAGGTGGTCATCGGCAACGGATCGAGCGGTTATGTGTACGACACGTACGCCGACACGTTCACGCAGATCACCGACGACGGGTTCCCCGGCTTCATCGCCTGCGACTTCCTGAATCAGTACATCGTCGGCGTCGAGCCGCTGCGGCGCTTCTGGTTCCATTCGGATCTCGTCGACGCGCTGAGCTACAACACGCTTGACCGCTACGAAGCCGAGACGTCGCCCGATCCGATTCAGGGTCTCGTCGCGTCGCACAATGAAGTGCTGGTGTTCGGCGCGCGCACGATCGAGCCGTGGATTAACGATCCGCTGAGCAATGCGGCGGGAACGGCGTTCCAGCTCGAGCGCGGCTCGGTCATCGAGCGCGGCTGCATCAACGGCAACACGATCCGGCGCCTCGACAATTCGGTGTTCTTCGTCGGCGACGACCGGGTGCCGTACCGACTCAATGGCTACACGCCGGTGCCGATCGGGACGCCGGTGCTCGCGGCGGCCTGGCGCGACCTCAACCCCAACAAGGCGTTCGCGTTCACCTACGAAGACAAGGGCCACGTCATCTACTACGTGACGTGGGGCGACGGGCAGACGTGGGGCTATGACGTCGTTACCGGCAAATGGCACCGCCGCCAGTCTTTCGGGCACGACCGCTGGCGACTCAATACGCTGGTGAAGTGGAACAACGAGTGGTACGGCGGCGATTTCCAGAACGGCAAGCTCTACCGCCTGCAGTGGGGGTTCGTCTACGAAGGCTGCGAGATCATGCCGCGGCGCATCCGCACCGGTGTGCTGCATGCGGACGGCAATCCGGTGACGGTCGCGGGCTTCAAGGTCGTGGCCAGCACAGGGGGTGCGGAAAGCGTCGTGTCCGCGGCCCTGGCGCCGACGATCAGCGGCAACCTGCCGGACGGCAACCAAGGCGACATCGTCGACTATCAGTACACCGTCACCAAGGCATTCCCCGGCCAAGAGGTGACGCTGACAGTCACGGGCGATTTCCCGCCGGGCCTGTCGATCGACAGTACCGGCCATGTCACCGGCACGGAGACGGGCAGTGGCACCTACGCATTCCGGATTACGCCATCCACGGACTGCGCAACCGGCGCGGAGTTGATCGACGCGGCGACCTACGCGCCTTACGTCACATTGCCGCCACAGCTGTCCGCATGGCGCTATCACCAGACCACGCTGGCGGATGGCACCAGCTACGCCGCACCCGCTTTCGATGACAGTGCATGGCCCACCGGCCCGGCGCCGTTCGGCAACCTCACTCTCAATATGGTCGCGCCGTTTGCTGGCCCTGCCGCGCATGCCTACGACAGCCGGTTCAGCGCGACGATTGCGACAACGACGAACTACGACCAGCGGTTGTGGCTGCGCCGGACGATGACGATCGCGAACGTCCCGCCCGGCGGCTATCGCATGGTCGGCTACTTCGACAACGCCTTCGTTCTCTACATCAACGGGGTGCAGGTCTACGACGGTACAACGCTGGTCAACGCGGGCGTGACCGCGACATTGGATCCGTCGCACTTTACCGCCGGCGCCAACGTGATCGCCGTCCGCTGCGACGACGACGCCACGGTGGGCGGCAACGACGCCTGCTATTTCGACTTCCTGTTCGACCCGCTGCCGTGACGCCCATCTGGCAGATCGGCCGTCTCGATGTCAGTCAGGCGGTGAAGCAGCTCGACGCCAACCCGCAGGTCTGGAATCGGCACACGGTACGCACGCAAGCCTACGCGCACCGGCAGGTCGACGATATTTGGGTGCGCTACAACGCCTGGGAACACTTCACCGGCGATGCGGTCGCGTTCAATGGCCCGCACGAGTCGGTGTGGTATCCGGTCATCGCGGAAGTGCCGGCGCTGTGGTCGCTGGCGCGGCAGGCGAAGCGACTTGCCGGAGCATCAAAGCTCGGCGGGGTGCTCGTCACGCGCATTCCGCCGGGCGGCAAGGTCGAACCGCACATTGACCGCGGGTGGCATGCCGAGACGTATCGCAAGATTGGCGTGCAGATTCAAGGGCATGCGGACCAGGCGTTCTGCTTCGAGGGTGCGGAACTGCGGCCAGAAACGGGCGACGTGTACGAGTTTCGGAATGACGTGACGCATTGGGTGGTCAACGACTCGCCAGTGCCGCGCATCACGCTGATCGTCTGCTGCAAGTGAACGTCGACTTCATCGTGCTCGGGCTGCCACGCTCGGGCACGACGTGGTGCGCCAACTGGCTGACCACCGACACGACACTGTGCCTGCACGACCCGTTCCGGTTCCTGCCGGAGCAGTGGCCGCGCGATGGCCGCTCGTTCGGCGTGAGCTGCACCGGCGGCTTTCTGATGCCGAAGTGGCTCACCGCGCAGACGTGCCCCATTGCGGTGATCGAGCGCGACCCGGACGAGTGCGATGCCTCACTGGCGC